CTTCACAGGGAGCTCTCCAAAAAGGTAGGACTTGATATGAGTGTGGGTAAAGCTTATGAGCACCATACATATCTCAACATTAATTCTGTTGCCTGTCATTGCGATTTACGCAGACAGAAGTCCTGGGTCCGCAGAATAGACTTTCTTAATGTAGGTCTACTTTTCGGTCAACATAAGGTTCAAAACCGAAGTGTTTCCGACGACTGCCGCAGTACGACACCTGGCACAGAATGTGCAGATGATCATCATAGTACTAGTGGAGTTGCTGCGTGTGCCAATGAGGTACTTAACGGATGCTTTAGGGATTCAGCAAAGATCCTTAAAATGTATCTTAAGATACATGCTGATGAACTTAAGAAAGAGGTAATAATTGCTCGTGCCTTTAATAAGCACGGAGTTAGGGTGAGGCGAACCTTTCAGAAGGACCTCTTCCTACCGGTGTCCCTTGGTGGCCTCGGGATAACAAAGCCGGATGGGTTTCGATCTGATACCCTCCGCTTACCTCAATTGTATGCATCCTATCTCATAGACCGTGAAATTAATAACGGTGAGATAATCAATACTCAGAGACCTATTCTTGGTTATGAACCGGAAGAAGTTCTTGAGGTCCCGCCTGTGCCCTGGTTTCAAAAGGGAATGGCGATGAATATTGATGTTCAAGTTGACCTGACAAAATGTCAAAAACTTTGTCCTGAATGGCGAATTGGTTTATTCGATATCTTTAAGCATACGGGGTTTATTACCTCTGTACCGAATAAGAATCATGTCCGATAACCTTAACCTCTAAAGGGGGTTCATGTCACCGTAGTTTTGAACTTTGCAGGGGTTCGCGAAGACGCGGTGGGTCCTGGAAAGACGTTAAACTTAGCCATGGGGTCTCGTTTTGTAAATCATCCAAAACGGTGTCATAGGAGTACTGCCTTCCTCACGCGATTGTGCGTCTGTTGGAGGGGCCAGCCCAGTGACTTAATAGTTCCGTGCTAACGAAGAGAACTTGATACGATACCGATGTGTCACGGCCGTAAAGGGCGTCATATCGATTCAAAACAATGTTTCTGTTTGAATGCCGAGAGACTGCACGGATGAACAGTTTAATATGCTCCGCTTAGTGGACATACTTGAGCTTCGCAAGCTTTCTGTTAAACGAGATGTACAGTCCGGTTTGTTCAGCCGGATCCCATACATGAACTTGAATCAGTTGCGTAATAGTGCCCCTTCCCGCCGTACGAATAGGAAGAAGAAGGTCATTGGACCTTTGACGCTTCAACAAACAATGTTGAAGGAGTTACTTTCGAAACGACCTAAGTTAAATCCGGTCGGACGAAGAATCCCTAACCCACCTCGTTTTCGTGGGCAATCTCAGGGATTTGCCTTTCCTGTAACACCCGATCTTAGCCAGAGTGTGGCAGCTCCTGTGTCCTTAGGAAAGGTGAGACGGACAAATGATCCCCTCCAACGTGGATTAGCGAATGGTGATCTCATTGTATCCCATCGCGAGTACATTTTAGATGTACCCGGTTCTGTAGCGTTCTCAGCTACCCAGAACTCTGTTAATCCAGGACTTCCAGGGCTTTTCCCTTGGTTGTCAGGTGTAGCTCAGCGGTTTGAGTCTTATAAGTTCGAAGCTTTAAAGTTCGACTTTGAGACTGAGTCTGCAACCTCAGCTACCGGTACTGCGCTTCTCGCACTCGATTACGATGCGTCAGACGCGGCACCTACCAGCAAGACACAGGCAATGGCCTACCGATCCTCGGTTAGGTCACCTGCTTGGTCAAATTGTCAACTTACATCTCTATCAGAGGACTTGAATAAACAGAAGTCCTATTTCGTCAGACGTGGAGCAGTTCCTGCCAACGCTGATGTTAAGATGTATGACGTTGGTAACCTAAATGTTTGTACCATTGGCCAGGCCAATACAAACATTATTGGAGAGCTCTATGTGGAATACCGCATAAGGCTGATGACTCCTCAGCTCGGCATAGCCGGGCAAGGTGAGTCTATCTGGGGTAATTTCCAGGGGACAGTTAATACTGCTCCCTTTGCTCAGACTATAGCCGGTAATCTTCCGGCTGCCGTGGGTTCGACTGGTTCAACGACAAGCGTTACCACTTGGACATTCTCACAACCATGGCAGGGTCTAGTGACTTTGATTGTAGATGGAACTGGTCTTTCGACCTCTACTTTCACTGGTACAGCTACTTCGTCTATCACCACACAGGTGGTAAACGCTGGTGCCACTTCTTATATGGTATCAGGACCCTTATCAGCGGCGATTGGTCAGACGTTTATCGTCACCGTTTCCGATACTACAATTTCATTGGGTATCGCGAATTTCGCTCAGTCTGGGACGTCCATCTAAACTCCTGTTGAACGTCAGCGCCTAAAGATTAATGTAATACTCTTTTCCCTAAAGAGGGCGCAAATTGTTAGATCTGGTAAAATCGACAGACTAACCTCCGACATGTCACTTATCTCTTTCTTAGATATAGTGTGTGACTTTGGAAACGGGCGGCTGCAAGTAATGTTGCGGGCTCCGGCTGAATCCTTTGCTTGATTCAGTTCTTGAGAAATCACACTTCATAGGAATGACAGTGCGACCCAGGACGAAAATAATGATTCCTATCCTGGTGATGTGCCTAGGTCTTGAGACAGCGACCGCTGCTCAGTCCTTTCTAAGTCAAAGATTGCTTAGTCTAGGTCACATGTTCGGTG